AGCAATGGATTTGAAGGGTGGCGTCAAGGCTCTGAAGGCTGAAGCTACCCGAGCCCGTCAGGAGATTCCCGGAATCCAGGAGGCATTGAAGGCCGCTGAGGAGGCGGCCAGGCAGACACGCGGCGCGACGGATCAGGCCGCCCTCAGTGCTGGCGCGGCCGCTAATAACCTTGCTCAGGTGGCCAATACGGATATGAGCAGGCTGGTCAGCCAGATCGGCCAGGCCGCCGGTGCCATGCAATCGTTGGCGATAGCATCGCTGAATGTGCGCGTTCCATCTTCGGCCGATTTTACGGCGGCCAAGGGTGGCCCCGTGCGGTATCTGGCGGCCGGCGGCGTAGTTGGCACGGATGTGATCCCGGCGATGCTCTCGCCGGGCGAATTTGTGATGAATGCTGCGTCCACAAGGAAGTTCGCATCGCAGCTTGTTGCCATGAACGCTGGCGTCCAGCCTGTCTTCCGTAGCGAAGGTGGCAGCGTCACGAACGTCGGCGACATCAATGTGTCAGTGAACGGCGGCGGAACCAGCCGCCAAACGGCTCGGTCCATCGCCGCTGAACTTCGACGTGAATTGCGGCGTGGCACTTCAACCCTGTAGTGACTGAGGAGAAACCATGACTTGTTCTTTTTTGAATCTGCGTGAACGGGCTCACTGCGAGTTGGTTCCCGCCGCCGCCGCCGCCGCCGCCACCCACTGCCTGTCCGACAAGCTGCCGCTTCGCGGCAAGTTCGTGGTCGAGCACCTGCGTGACGGCAAGGTGATCGGCCGCTATATCGTTCCGAACGTCATTGTGACCGAAGGCAAGACGAAGCTGTTGGACGTGATGTTCCATGCCGTCTCGGCCTTGGCGACGTGGTACATCGGCCTGATCGACAATGCCGGTGTCACGCCCCCGGTCGCGGGGAATACCTACGAAGGGATCGGCACAACCAATGGCTGGGACGAGTTCACGACGTACAGCGAGTCCACTCGTGGTGAGTGGACCGAAGACGCTGCGGCGGCTGGCTCGATCACCAACAGCACGCCGGTGGTCTACAATATCACTGGCTCGGGTGCGGTCTACGGGCTCTTCCTGGCCGCCGGCACCCAGGCCGCCACGAAGGGTGATGCGACTGCCGGCAACACTCTCTGGGCGGCGACCGCCTTCAGTGGTGGGTATGTGACCGTTGCCAACAACGACCAGTTGAAGGTCACGTATACCGTCAATTCGTAACGGAAACTCTCCCTCGCCAAGGCCGGGCCGGGGTCTCTCGGCCCCGACCCGGCCTATTTCTGTTGAGGTGCAGCGATGGCAATGCTCTGGATTGAAGGTTTCGAGGGATTCGGGACTACTGTTGGGGGTGTACCCGCACCTTCTGGAATTGTTGCCAGAAAGTATGCCACCGTTGACACGGAATCCTTCTTGGATGTCGAAGCTGGGCGCTTTGCTGGCTATGGCTTGCAGTTGACGAGTAATGGGCAGCGCATCCGTTCTGTGAACTTGACGACGAATGCTACCGTGGTGCTGGGCGCAGCGGTCCAATTCACCACCATCCCCACGGCGGCTGATTTCATCATGTTGTTTGACGATGCTACTCAAGGCATGACTGTGAGGATTACAACAGGAGGGGAGTTGGAAGTCAGACGGGGGGTCACGCAACTCGCCATTACGTCCGGTTTAGGATTGGTGGCAGCAACTTGGTATTACGTCGAGTTCAAGGTGACGTGCAATGCGACGACAGGCAGCTACGAGTTGCGAGTTGATGGTTCCGCTGTTTTGAGTGGGTCAGGTGTCAACACGAAAGCAGGCAGCCACGATTACCACAACTGCTTTCAGCTTTACTGTGCAACTGGAAGTATTCCAACTTTTGACGATCTCTACTTCCTGGATAGCACGGGCTCGCAGAACAACGACTTTCTTGGGAACTGCCGTGTCGAGGCCATTTTTCCCGATGCAGATGGTGGCACGACGCAGTGGACACCGAGTTCCGGTACGGACCACTATGCTCTTGTGGACGAGGCCGAGTGCAACGATGACGCTGAGTATGTCGAGGATGACATCTCAGACCACAAAGACTTGTATGATTATGCCTCCCTCCAATACGTAACGGGGGGAATCAAGGGTCTGCAAGTGAACACGCAAGCCCGAATCACGGATGCCACGTCATTCGACTTGAAAACAACGTGTCATTCAGGCACGACGGATTCAGACGATGCAGGCCAGGCTTTGGCCGCCTCGTATGCCGATTATCGCCGGATCGTCGAACTTGACCCTGATACTGCTGCCGCCTGGACTGTCAGCGGAGTCAATGCAGCGCAATTTGGTGTAAAGGTGGGATAAGATGGTTGCCCGTGCCACTCGACAATTCGTTGAAGTGCTGGGCACAGGCGACGGTACTGCGCGTATGTCGCAGCAGTACGTAGAGGTGCTTTGGTCACTCGGCATTGAGACGGCGGCGACAGACACGTTAGCATTGTCAGAGTTGGCAGTTGGCGGGTTGGTAGTGATACCAGTGAATGATTCACTGGTAATTAGCGATGAAGCCAGTGTGATACTGTTGCCCGGCCTTGTTGAGGTGTCGGATACGATTGCTGCGAGTGATGCGGCATCGCGCGAGGCCATTTTTGTTCGCGCACCGACTGATGTACTCGATCTGTCTGATAGCATAGATGTGGACTTTGTGTGGCGGTGTCAGGGCTTCGATAGCCTCGCATCAATCATTGATACGGCGACATCCGAAGTAGTTAAGCCGGTGTATGATTCACTGGTGTTGATGGAGTACGCCGTTGTAGAGCGCATCTATACTATCGCTGACACTCTGAGTCTTTCGGATACGGGATCATATCTGGCGGTCTACGCCCGTTCAGCACAGGACACGCTGTCACTGGCGGATGCTGCCGAGGAGGTGTTCAATCGCGGTGAAGACACCCTGTCGATTACGGATGTCGCCGAGGTGGATGGGGTATTCTATAGGCGGGCCACTGATACTTTCAGTATATCGGACACTGCCCAAGGCATCCGTCCGAAGATCGGCATTGCAACTGATACGCTGTCGTTGACGGAGACAGCGGCCCTCATTTATGGGGTGTCTGATACCCTGAGTCTTAGCGACGAGGCAGTGGGGGTAACATCCTTGTTTGGGCTGGACACCCTCTCGCTTTCGGACAATGCGACGGTGGTGACGAATCATGTCGGGGCTACCTCGTCGTTAGTGGACCTGAGTGATACGGCTGATTGTGGAGGCACCTATAATCGCGGCACTGGTGATGCACTCCTTTACCTGCATGATACGGCCTTTGTCACCGGCCCGCGCTACTGTTCGGCCGAAGACGATCTCCAGGCGGTGTATCAGGAATACGATCCAGTCTCAGGGGAGTTCTATGACTACTTGATTGGATTGCAGGATTTGGCGGTGGCCTTTGTCTTGCGGGGTGAGTCATTTCCGGTTGTGGACAACCTGAGCCTGGGCGATCATGCCACGGGCATCCGCATTCGTGCAGACGCCTTGCCCGGGGTGGCGGAAGATACCCTGGCACTTACCGACCTGGCCTGGAGCAGCTTGACGCCTATCAGTGTGGATGTCCTGTCGCTCACGGAGACTGCTACGCCGGTTCTGTCCAAGTTGTTTGTGGATTCCCTCAGCCTTAGCGATTCGGCTGTCTATCACATTGCCCGCATCCTGACGGTTGTGGATACCCTCACACTGGGCGAGGCCAGCTTGTGGTACAACCCGTATGCCGATGTCGAGTGTACCTATCATCCCTTTGTTGGTGGCGGTACGGGTGGTCCGACGCCGCCTCCGGGCGAGTTGGCTGGCGTGGAGTTGCCGATACCCGGTGTCACGGACAGGTTCACGTTGGTCTACCCGGTGGTGGGGCCATTTGATGACACGCTGATTCTGCGGGCTCCCCAGTTTGGGAATCGTGATCGGTTGCAGATGAATCGGATCAGCCGTGAGACCCGGGGTGGAACCCTGGTGGTATTCGCGGACCCCATTTGGCCCAAGATTCAGTCGCTTGCCGTCCAATTCGAGGGGCTTTCCTGGGATGAGGTGGCCGGCCTCCTGGTGTTCATGGAAGACCACCTCGGTCTGGAGATCGGCCTGCTCGATTGGGAGCAGCGATACTGGAAAGGAGTGATCGTCAACACCACAGACCCGGCGGTTCACGATGGGAAGTGGGGCTACTCGGTCAGCTTCGAGTTCGAGGGTGAGCTAACCACGTACAGTCCATAACCGGAGGTGGCCATGTCCTTCATCATGGAGGCACCATTCCCTGCTCTGCAAACTCTCTCCCGACTACCGAATCCGCTGTTCTCCGATCAGGAGGCGCTGCTGAGTTCGGTGTCGCGGAGAACGGCGATGGACGGCACGCGGTATACCTACGTGAAACGCCGCGATCGACGAAAGATGTACTGGACCTTCCGATTGAGTCGCACCAAGGCCCTGGAGGTCCGGGCCTTCCTGTTGTCCTACTTCGCCTCCAAGATTCGTATCACCGACCATCGCGGACGAATTTGGCTGGGGCATTTCACGAGTAATCCCTTCGAGTTTGAGTCTCAGCAGAAGGCAGCACCCGCCATCGACCCGATGCCGCGAGGCGAACTTCAGACAGTCGAGATCGAGTTCGAGGGGGAGGAGTTGTAATGCGCACGATTTCAGCAGCCGCCCTGGCCAAGTTGGCGCAGCAATACGGCAATGAGCCCATCACGATTATTGAGGTGGATTGGGTCTCCGGCCGGACGGCCTCTTATGCCGACCGGACGGTGGGCGCGATACCCGGCCGCATTCTTGAAGTGGGCGACTTGGACAACGTGGTTGCTGTCTCGGCCAGCAATTCGTCGCAATCTCTTGACGTGACGCTGGATGACACGGAAGGCACGATCAAGACCATTTTCAATGGTGTGGACATCCACAAGCGGGACGCCCGCGTGTATCAGTATTTTGCCGGCCTCGATTTGGCCGACAAGTTTCTCCTGTTTTCCGGCAAGATCAGTTCCCCGATTACTTGGAGCGAGCGAGAGCGAACCATCAGGTTTACCATCATCTCTCAGCTTGAAGACAGAGAAGTCGGATTCTCGGCCGAGGAGGGTCAGTTCCCACTCTTGCCCGCCGACATGGTGGGCAAACCGTGGCCGATGATCTTCGGCACAGTGCGGGATTGCCCTGCCCTTCAGGTCAATCATGCCATTACGGGGACTACGCTTGATGGTATCGGGATTCTGGCGGGCGTGGACCTGCACAACGCCGTGCCCTTGTTCAGCAACGGTCTCAATACGGATTCGGGCTTGGGCATGACCTTAGCGCAAATCTCGGCGCAGATCAGCACCCTATGGTGCGGTAAGTATTGCTGGGACCGCGTGGACAACGCGCGGGCTGCCGCCATCCTCGATCAGATCAACGACTTGTACTCTCAGCGATCCCAGGCGGTGTCTGGCTCCTTACAGCAGTCGAAGTGCGCCACGTACTCCCGGCAGTCGCAGGTGACGGAGGCCAGAAACCAGGGTCTAGGGGCCAACCCTGCGCATATCCTCGGTGGGGAAGACTTCCCGCAAGGAACCACTCTCATACTGGAGATCAATGGCGGCCTGTTCACGGGTTACTTCTCTGGCTCGTTGTTTTACATTCAGAGCCGATATTGGCCGGATGGCGAGGAGCAGGCCGCCAATGAGGCCGATGACCGTGATGATCCATGCCCTTACGATCAAGGCAGCGGGCAGGTTGCGCCTTTTGACTATCGAATCGACGTGCCCTGCGGGTGCGGTGATGTCTACAACACTTGCGAGTGTCGCCACTACGGGTTCATTGTCTCCACGGGCGGCCGTGGCACCACAATTTCGGATGATCCGATCATTCAGCAGTTCTGGGCCGAGCCTGGATCGACGGTGCGCATCTATAGCGGCGAGCCGATCACTTACATTGTTTCCATTGTGCCCGGCACCGTGCTGGCCGTGAAGGCGTACAAGCAGTTCGAGGGCTATCGCCGACTAGTGAATGTGCCAACTGATCTCTACACGGTGCAGAATGTTACCTATGGCACGATCGCGGCCGTGCAGGTTGTTCTAAACAAGCCGCTTTCGTCCATTGCGGAGCAGGGGTGGGGCGATGACGTGTACGTGACGTTCCAGTCAAGTGTTGGTCCCAACACTATTGACATAATGAAGTACCTGATTGCTGGCTGGACGGACCTGACCTGGGACAGCACTTTGTTTGATTACGTGCGGACGAAGCTGACGCAGTTCCCCATGAACTTCCCGATCCTGGAGCGGAAAAACACCATTGACGTGCTTCAGGAGATGGCCTATCAAGCCCGCTGTGCGCTCTGGATCAGCAACGGGGTGTTCTATATCAAGTACCTGCCGGAGGAGCCGGCAGTGGATGATACCGTGACGGTGAGCGACCTGGATGCCGAGAGCGGCGTCGAGGTGGACCTGACCCGCACGGAAGACCTTATCACGAAGATGAAGGTGAAGTGGCGCATCAGTTGGGCACCCGGGGAGACGGACCAGGAGCGGGACAGCAGCGAGAAGTGGATGATTCTGCGTCACAACATCACTCGATACGGGACGCATGAGGAGGAGTACGATTGGTACTGTTACAACCAGCCTGACATTATCCTGAAGTGCGCGACGTTCTGGCTGATTCGCAAGTCCTGCACTTGGAAGAAGATCAGATTCAAGACCTTTCTCAACAAGCTGGACCTGGAGACGTTCGATTGCGTGAACCTGAATTTCTCCGGCGGGTACGTGGCGAATGAAGCCGTCAAGGCCATCGTGCTTCAGGCGAACTATGACTCGGATGCGAATCTGATTGACTTCGATTGCCTCGTGCCCGTCAAGGCGGGCGAAATGGAAAAGAGTCGGTATTACTGGCCGTCCACGCTTCGTGTTGACGAGACATGGCCGTCCCAGGCAGACATCAACACTGGTGATGCCGGAGGTGGCGGTGTCGGGCAGGGTGCCACGGGCGAGTTGCCTATTGGCTATATCGACGGTATCGAGTCTGGCGGCATCGTGTGGGTCGGAGGCCCGAACATTGCCTTTCGTGCCCACAGTGACTATGGCGACCCAATCATTACGGATCAGGGTTTCACGCCGCAAATCGTCATCAATCCCAGCATTTATGGGGAGTTGGCGCATGCGCCGAAGCCTCGCTTGCATCTGCGATTGCACTTGGCGAACCCGTCTCCTTCGGCAAACTTGCCGCCATTGAAAGGTGGCATCAGCATCGACATTGCCAAGACGGTCATCATTGACTCCCGAGAGCAGAATGGCCGTTCTGCGAAGTTTACCTCGATCTTCCGTGGCATCAATGAGAGTAATCGGCTTCTCATTAAGACAGATGCGTTGGTGGCTGACACAGATCACCCGGAAGGGGCCGAGTTCGACTTCAAGTACGACTCCGAGCAAAGCGTCTATGGGGCCGGTACTGCGTTTCTGCAAGATTAGCCCTTTGCGGGTGCAATCGTTTCTTTATCTGTCATCAGGTCGGCGGTCTGTACCGCCGGCTATCACCTTCAATCAATGAGGTGCCAACATGGCAAAGAAGTGGATTCAGGGCGCGATCAAACACCCTGGTGCGCTGACACGAAAGGCGAAGGCCGCAGGCATGACTCTCACCGAGTTTATGCGTGCTCCGCATCGGGATAAGACTACGCAAAGGCAGGTCAACTTGGCCCGCACACTGAAGAGGCTTGGCCAGAAGAAGAAGTAGCCACACCGGGTCTGTGGCGCAACAAATATGCCCAGGCCGACATTCGGCCTGGGCGTTTTATTTCTGTTACCTGGAGATTTTATGGAAACCGCTTTCGCTTGGCTTGGGCAGATTTTTGATGCTCTGCTGAAGTTTTTTCCGAGGATCGTCATTGTCAGGGCGACCCACGGTGGCGTAAAGTGGAAGCGCGGCAAGAAGGTTGTGGCAATGGCCTCGGGGCTCCATTTTTACTGGCCCCTGACTACGGATATTGAGGTGATTGTCACTGCTCGCCAGACGCTCGCTCTACCCATCCAGGTGCTTACCACGAAGGACCTGAAGAAGGTCGTCGTGGGCTGTGTCGTAGTCTACAAGATCAGGGATGTCATTCATGCCATCGGACGGATGAATTGGGATGTGGACACCACGATCAACGATATTACTCAGGCGGCCGTGACCGCTGTGATTGCCAAACACTCGTTCCAGGAGATCATGGACATGATCGGGAACGACCAGTTTGAGAACACGTTGACCGAGGCGGTGCAGAAGGAACTTCGCCCCTTCGGCGTCTCCGTGCGGCGCTGCAAGGTGGTGGACTTTGCTGACTGCCGGGTCTACAAGATCGTCACGAACGCGGAAGGCCACCGGAGCGGCCTGCCGACCGTGCAGACTTACTAGGGGCAGGGATCGGCGCACGCAGGCTACAGTGCTTGCAGTAATCCGGGTCCAGGGGCTCCTGGGCCTTGATGCCGGAGCCGGGGTGCGTGCAGAGGCCCGCAATGTTCAACGATCCGTCTTCAATGAATCGGACGCGAAGAAGGCGGAACATGCACGAAGCCCATACGGGCCGGAGTGTCCAGTTGTCACCGGGTACACATTCGTACCCTGTGGGAACTGGGGGCTCCGGCCCTTCTTTATGGATGTTTGGGTACGAGATTGTCCCGTTCGGATTCACCGTGGGCGTGCCATAGAGGGTCACGACCCGCTCGTCGGCTGGCGGGATCGCTCGGGCCACGGTGGCAAAGGGGGCGGACGGCGGCCCGCCGCCGTAGGCGATGTAGACGGCTCCGGGCAGATGTTCTGATAGGTGTTGCTTCTCTGGGCAGTCGTCGCAGGGCATTACTCAGTTCTCCGACTTGCTGGCTATCCGAAGCGGGCAGGCTTGGCAATCCTCATGCCCGATTCGATCCACGTACTTGGGATGTTCCGGGTGGTTGCATCGCATGATGACGTTGATGCAGCCGCAGTTGGCATAGCGGATGCCGATCTGGTGCCGCATGACACAGGGCGGCCAGAGGGGGATGAATCGCCAGGGGTTATTCGGGTCCCTGCGGTAGCCGTTGATGTCCTTGGGCGTCTCCCACTCGCCCTCTTCCTTCTCATAGACGATCATGCCGTCTTCTTCGATGCGAAACTTGCGGTCCCGGCCGGCTTTGAATGGGGATAAGGTATCCTGGATGGCTTGTAGATCGGGCCGGGCCACGGGCCGTGCTTTCGTCTCGGTATCGTGTGTCGGTATCCAGGTGCCGAGGGTCTGGAGGCGGGGGTCCGTGTTTGGATCAACACACATCACGATCTGGGTGGTTGTCTTTGTGCCGTCACCATTGTCGATTTCCATCTCGATCTTCTTTCGCACGCTCGTGTCGGGGGTCGCTAGTGGACACGATTGGCACTCCTCGTGGATGCAGCTTCTTTGCTGGAGAAAGCAGTGTAGTTTCACCGCTAACTCATGGTTCTTGATCCTGTAGGAGAATCGCCGATACTTGCACCCTGGCAACTGGCATTCGTAGATGCCGGACGTATCGGTCGCCTTCCAGTAGGTTGGAATGCGGACATTGAGTCCGTTGAGGAGCAATGTCCCGTCGTCCTTGATGGCTAGGATTTTAGTCACAGCATTCCTCTCCGAGCGGATCAGGATAGTCTTGGATCAGACGCAATTCATGGGTCAGCCAGGCAGCGCAGCCGCTCTGGCAAGCAGCCGGCCCACAAGATGAACAAGCATAGCTTGATAGCCCTCCGCAGCCTGGAAGACTGGTCACATAGGGTGAACCCTGTCGTGTGTAGCCACCGCCAATGACGGTTGCCCAAGTTCCCTCAAATGTACCTCCGCTGTAAAAGTGAGTCGTAGTGCGTTTTTGGACATGCCACCATACCCGGCATCGGCGTGGGTCGCGTCCTAAGCATGTTGGGCCAAGCTGGTTGCAATCATAATCAGCCCACAGGGCGCTACTGGCTAGTGAAGAGTAGTAGATAAGCACACCATCGGGAACGCAAAGGTTCGAAAGGCTGAGGCTTTCGGCTGCTTTGGTTTCTGCCTCTGTTTCGTAACCGTCAGCCTCAGTCAACTTGTCGTCACGTTCCTGGGTCTTCTGGTCTAATTCGGCTTGCTTGGCATCTACTTCCGCCTGTTTGGCATCGACGGCCGCCTGTGCCGCTGCACACTCCTCGGGGGTGCCATGTGCGCAGGCTTCATCGCGGGCTTGTTCAAGTATAACGAGTTCTGCTTCCAAGTCGTCCAACTGTTGTTGGACGACTACGACGGCATCTGCCAAGGTGCAATAGGCGGACCAGGCATCGGCCCATTGGCCGATCTTTGTGTTTGCTTGGTTCCCGGCTGCGGTGGCGGCTTGACGGCATTCAGTGGTGCAATTGTCGGTGCAAGTTGGATTGTCGCATGGGCCACAGTCGAGGCAAGCTTCAATCACATAGGAACCTAAATAGCTTACCGCGGCTCCGTAGGCGTTGGAGCATTCCGGTATGCAATCTTCACAGCCACACCATCCGTTGGCGATGGCCGCTTCAATCTCGTCGATGATCTCTTGTGCCCAAAGTCGGAGTTCGGCCGAGAACAAGTTCTCGTCACAGATTTCCGTCAGCTTGTCGCGGACCTGCTGGATGTCTGTGTTTGTCCAAATATGCTCTGGGTCTACCTCCGGCAAGGTTGCCACCGGGTCGCAGCCGGCGTCGGGGTCCTGGGCCAGATCATTGATCCGCTGGATGATGTCGTTCCAGTCAGCGCGTGTCCAGACTTGTCCCATTAGCGCACCTCAGACGAGATTCAGACGAGATTCAGGGTCAGCATTGCCCGGTAGACTTCGGCCGTCGCCATACAGTCGGCTAGGGCATCGTGCGGGTTCGTATTCGTGACGCCCAGCCGATTGCAGAGTGAGCCCAGCCCAACGCGATTGAAGGGCAACTCCTCGCCACGGAAGGCGGCGATGTCGTTCATCATCACGGCCAGAAGCATCGGGTCTCGGGCGTGGCTGTGGAATATCATGTCCACCATGTCCGGCCCGAGCCATGCCTTGAGGAAAGCTGACTCGAAAGCCCAGTTCTGCACTAGCGGCACGACGACCCGGCTTTGTGGTAGCTCCAATCGTTGGAACCATTCGACAAGCAAATCAGCGACTCGGCTGGCCTCTGGTGCGTGAATAAGCAGGTTTTCCATGTCGAGGTGGTGGACTCGTCCCGCGTCTGTCTCTTGCCGCTTGGGGTGCTGCGGTCGGATGTTCGTGTAGAATGGACGCACGGAAGCCAGCGGCCGGATTTCGGAGTCCAGCGGAAGAACGGCGATTTGGATGATCTCATGGTAGCCCGGCCGGCGTCCCGTTGTCTCGAAGTCGATGGCCGCCAGCAGGTTGCCATTGATGTGAACCATGCCAGGATAGATTTTGCCCACGGCTACTCCTCCCAGGGTTCAATGGTCTCGACGGCCAGGGCCGCCTCACGGGCCTCCGGCGTCTGCACTGGTCTCGGCGCATCCCCTGCGATCCACTCCGCGAAGTTCCATGCTGTATCGCTGAGGGATTTCATTGATCCCCGGTCGCCGAGCACGTAGTTCCAGCCTTGGTATCCCAGCAGCGCCCGGTCGGCCACGGTCTTGCGCGGCCCGTAACCTGGGCGGACGATCTTGATTGCTAGGCCGCCTTCTGCTTTGATGGCATCAACCTCGTTGGGGAAGCGGCAGTCGGGGATGATAATCACGTTGGCATCATGCCTCGTCTTCAGCAGGTAATCGAGCCACGTCGCCGGATAGACCTGTTCGCGAACGGCTTTCGTGCCGAAAGAAACCCAGAGTTGTACGGGCGTCATGTCAAGGGCCGATAGCACTACGTCACGGTCCTTCTCGCCTTCTCTCGTCTCATAGTGTTCTGGCGGCTGCATCCCGGCCCAGGCATACAACTCGTAGGTGATCTGCTTCAATTTCCAGGCGAGTGGGCGCTTGAGTACGTGAAGGTGGGGAGCACGCTTGCGGAGGGCAGCAGCAAGGTAGTTGGCGAAGGTGTCTTTTCCGGTGCGAGAGTAGTGTCCGAGGCCGATGAAAAGAGTGCGTGTGGTATTGCTCATGATGTCATTCATCCTGGATGTCAAAACTCGTTGTCGTCAAACTCGATGAAGTCGCCTCCGTGCTTGCGGGCAAAGTCTTCTTGATCTTCAAGACATTCGGCGAGGCGGCCGGGGTACTTATTGGTTTCGATTTCTGCCACACACGAGGCGCGGAGAATCGAGCGGGTGATGGGCGCAGAGTAGCGGTAGACTTTGACTCTTATGGCTACTTACCTCCCTCCTTGCCGCTGTCCTTGCCGCTGTCCTTGCCGTTCTCCACGACTTTGCCATCTCTCACGATGATGGGCTTCGCGTCGGCTGAGGGTGTGACTTCCTCGAATGAGAGGTTGCCGATGAACACCTTGTTGGCGGTGCCGCGCCAGGTGGGGTACTTGTTCGGCAGCGCTCGGGTCGTCTTGATCCGGGACCAGAGCATCTTCTTCTCAGAGGGCAACCAATCGAGAAACTTGTCATAGAAGTCCTTGAACAGAATCTTGCGACCGGGAGCCCAGAAGCAGCAGTCCATCAGAAACTCGTCCAGGTCGTTGCAGTTCAACTCCTCGGAGAGCAGCTTGTTGGCGGTGGTGATGACCGGCAGCCGCAGGCGTCCCAGAACCGGGGGCAAATCCATCTTCATTAGGGAGTACATGAAGTGGGTTGCCTCCTCGCGCAACCTTTCGAGGAGGATCGGCTTGAAAATCTCCTGCTCTGGTAGCAGGTCGGGCACGTTCATCACGATGATGCGCGTGTCATTTCTAAACACTGGGCAGAAACTCTGCTGATTGGCCGCCTGGAACCAGTGAGTCGTGTTGGGTTGCGTGTAGCTGTCGGTGCGCATCTTGCGGATCGAGAGCATCTTGCACGTCACCCATTCCTTGAGCCGGGCGTTGGCGCTGTCCGCCTTAGACAGGTCCCGCTCCTCCACGACACAGAGGATGGCGTTGGCCAACTCGCCGTTGAAGTCGTTGCGGCTGGCCAGCGCCCGGTCGGCCGGGACCACGCCTTTGGTCAGCAAGAGTGCAATGGCTTCGTGGAAGATCGACTTCCCGCAGTTTTCAGAACCGTAGGTGAACAGGTAGGGCAACTGCTCGAAGGGCTCCCGCACCATGCAGGCGATCCAGGTCATGAGGAACTGGCCGCCGATCTTGATGCCCGCCCGCTGCGCCCAGGCAAGTTCCCTGAGCGGCGTGTCCAGGTCGCGTCCGATATGATTGAGGATCAGGTCCCAGTGGGGGTGGCGCGGCGCTTCGTCGTCGCCGAGTTCCGCCGGCTGGAAGGCGAACTGCGGGGCACCGAGGTTCCACTGCCGGCCACCCGGGTACTCCTCGCGGAATGGCAGGTTCACCAGGGTCCAGGCCCGCTTGACAGCCCCGCCCATAATCCCCTCGGCCGTGTTCTTGTCCATGCC